GCCTGTTCTAATTCTATAGAGAATAGCTTCAATAAAATTGCGTAAATTTGAGTTGTGGTGAATGGATAAATTACGCTGAATAACTTTCAACTTTTGCCAGTGTTGATCTGTCAGCATGGTACGAGGCATAGCGAATAGTAAAATTGGGTTTGGTGATTTGATTTTACTACTTCGCTATTTTTTTAAGCTAAAAGTGTCAACACACCCTAGTTTTTTCATATTCCTATCACAAAAATATCAATCTGGCCCCCTGGAATAGAATGGCTAGAATGGCCGTGACATTCAGTTAGACTCGCATTTAGTGAATCTACGTGAACAATAAAAGGCTCTGTTCCCACTGGGCTAGCCATTATCATTGGTCTGGTTGTAAAGCCGGCGCTGGAATAATCACATGACCAATTTTCTGCTGAAGGTATCACGTCCCGCCAGATCTTCATTGATCCGGTCGCTAGTAAACCTGCTTGATTGTAAACCGTCACTTTAGGCTCTAGGCTTTTCACCCATTCAGCCTGGGTTCCTTGGAAACCTTCTAAAACGGCAGATTGATAAGCAGAAAGGCCATTTTTACCATTTTTACCCGGTTGGCCATCCTTCCCCGGTGCGCCGTCTTTACCTGGCTGGCCATCTTTCCCCGGCGTACCATCTTTACCGGGTTGGCCATCTCTTCCGGGTAATCCTGGCAAGCCTGGCACACCTATACCATCTTTCCCCGGTGCGCCGTTCTTACCCGGTTGGCCATCTTTCCCCGGTGCGCCGTCTTTACCTGGCTGGCCGTCCTTCCCCGGTGCGCCGTCTTTACCTGGCTGGCCGTCCTTCCCCGGTGCGCCATCTTTACCGGGTTGGCCATCTTTCCCCGGTGGCCCTGGTGGACCAGGAGGGCCAGGCTCTCCCGGTACTGTTGCACCACCTTCCCCAGTTCCTGGATCTGTTGCACCACCTTCCCCAGTTCCTGGATTGCCGGCTGTTCCCCCGACTGGTGGCCCACTATTATCTGGTCCAGCTTTTACGTTTGAATGGGGGTGTGACATAAGAGATACGCCGCCTGCAACCACATCACCGGTACTTTTTACGTCTTTTGTGACGATAACTTTTGCATCCAGTAGGATCTCTTCTGCAATAAGTTCGATTTTCTTATGACGTAAACGGCGAATATCTGTAAGACTGCCTTCGCCGTGTGTCCTGAAAAAAGCAATGACGGGATCACTAAATTGGCCATTTTCAAAAAATACCCAAATATCTGGCTGGCCATTAATTGAAAGTTCTGTGTCTAAATCATCATCACCTACTGGATATGCCAGCCTTGCGGTTACACCTTCATCTGAACCTTTTGTAAAAGGCGGAATACTAACCTGTGCGCGTTTGGTATTTTTGTTATAGCTCAGCAGCTTGCCAGGGAAAAAGCCAAGTAAATTATCCATATTATTCCCCGCTTAACGTGGCAAGCCACATGACTGTGGCATGAGCTGTAGCGCCACCCACGGCGCCAGACTCAAAGTGATGGGCTGCGGTCAAAATGATGTATTTAGTATCATTAATAAGCACAATATCCCCAGCATTTAGATTCATGCTTAGCGCACGGGTAATCATGCCACGGGTAACTAGAACGGTTCTAAGATTCTTCAGGCGGCGAGCATCAAGGCCCGGATAATAATAACCAGGTGCATTGTTCTTTAAACTATCTTCAATGATCTGCCCGTCCTCACTTACGCTTACAAATGACGGTACTTCTCTTTGTTCAATTTTCGGGTTATCAATCCAGGATACGGCGCCGCTATCCAGCATGGTTACTGGCTCTTGCTTGAAAAGTTGTTGTAATCGCATGATATTGAGTTTCTTATCACGGTAAACAATTACAGCGGCTTCTTCTTGCAAGCGCTTAGCAATTTCATACGTTGCAAAAACGCCGTAAGGACTAGAAAACTTCATCAAAGAAATATTATTGCCCACCGGCACTTTACAGCCACATGCTTTATATACAGCTGCAAAACTTGAATCTTCCAGGCTGATTAATTTGCTTTGAGGATCTATTAAAGATTCACAGCCTTGTAAAACTGCAATAATCGAGAAGTATTTTAGGCGAGTATCATCCTGGATTGTTTGTGTCCGGATCTCATTTAACTTAACGATAGTCACTGGAATATGTTGGTCACTTACCAGTAAAACTGCGCCGTTATGAATCAGATCCTTAATATCATTTTCAACTTTTATTGTAGCTTCCAAGGTTACGGGTACGGGGATTAAATCCGTTCGTAACGTTGCCGCTATAATATTTTGCATACCAATAGATTGGCCATTTTTCGCGATCTGGATAAGCATAATTTTCCCTTAATCAAGTTCTAGGGAAAAAGGAGGCTCAATACATGCCAGTTGTGGCAGTTTTGCACGTTCCTCTAAATACAATTGGCTCGCTTCACTGGCACTTAAACCAAATTCAGCACCACCCAGGCTTTTTAGCGCCTCGATCCGCTGCGCCTCGACTACATTACAATGAGCACGTATAACTGGCTCAAGTATGGACCATTCAAAACACTCAATTGTCAGGCTGGAATCTAATGCTACTTTTGCTTTTTCTTGGGCTTGAAAAGCTGCCCATCCCGCATAGTAACGGCACTCAGCCAGGATAAGAGTTTCAATCTCGTCCTGGCTCAGTGAATAGCCCGACAATGTGAGCAGATCAAATAACCCTAGGGCTAGTTCTTGTATAGTACCCGCCTGGCTTGATGGGTAAATATTCAAAACATCGATCTGGCTTAACATTGTCGTCATAATTAACTCACTTAAAATAAATTCTTAACTGAGTTGGATACGTCTACACCGGTTTTAACCAGATTTAAGAGGTTTTGGGCTTTCGTCAGCAATTCACTATTTCCTGTGCCTTGGATCTGGATACCACCAGCCACGGCATTAGAAACAATACCTGCAGATGAAGATTGGCCAAAGAACATATAGCTCATGTTTCCGCTGATAGTCATAATTTGTGACCGGCTTTCTGCATCAACTTCGCCTGGTTCTAAAGTCAAAGCACAATCAGTTAATTCGTGTACTTTGGTCCAACGATCATAACGTCCATCGTAAACCAGACAGTTTGTAGTGCCGTTATTGGCGGCAAGTAGGTCAGCAAAATCAGACACTATGCCCTTTTCGGTTTCAATGATAGTATATGCGCCCTCATAAGAAGTTTTAATAGTGCCAGGAACATGCGCTGCTAGACCACCTGCATAGGCCACTTCTGCCTTATCGTTATTGGTCAATATTGGTCGGGGATAGCTTTTAAAAAGTAGTCGTAATTCTGGTGCAATTTCTGGTACCAGCATGGCATTACACTGTAGCATGGGTGCGCCCAGACCTTTGGCCACTTCATAATCACGGCGTAATTCGGCTGGGGTGGAGTAAAATTTTTGACGCATGATTGATCTCGGTTAGTTAAATCATGCGTAAAGTGTGAAGGCTAAAAAAGGGGCTAATTTTTTTCGTTCCCAAAAACAAAAAAGGGCTTAAAGCCCTTTGGTAAACTGCCGGCAACTTACCACTCTTCTGGTTCAAAATTACCAATAAGAGCAGGCTGTACACCGGCAGCAAGTTTTAATTCTATATCATTCACTTCAAGTTCAATTGCTACACTGGGTACCAGATTTGCAGGGACTAATTTTGCCAGTGTCGGGGCAAGTTCGGCCAGCTCTTCTAAATCAATATCTGGACTCATTGAAACGTGTAAACGTGAAGTGAGAAACGTATCGCTAGACTGCGTATAAGTCAGGCGGGCTGGGTAACTGCTGGCATACACTTTAGAGTGATATAAGCGCCGTAATTTGTACTGTCCGGGCCAAATCATTTTTAAAACAAACTCTAAAAATGCCAGGCCACGCTTAGACCCTAATGCTTTCCAGTTTGCATAAATGACCCGCATGATGGCTTCACTGGTTCCCGGACGACGCAACACCACCAGCCCATCCTGTTTGGTGAACCGTTCTACAACACTGGGACCGGCCATGTGGGGCACGCTGTAGTCAAATAAGCTCTTTAAATCTTCTTCAAAAAGCTCTAAAAATGTTTTGCTATAGATACTCTGCAGGGCTTCTTCGAGCTCATTTGCAGTATGTGAATGAACAAGCGGCGCTAATAAGTCCATAATGCCTCTCCCGATGAAGCACTACGCTGAATCTTAATCTCGATACTGCTATCAGTCATAAATACCCATTCATGCGGTTTAATCGGGTTCCTGGCCAGATCCTCAATGTCGAGTCGGAAATCAGCAATTCGGTCCTGAAATGCAGCGACTTTCTCCCGGATCAGCTTAGAAATTTCTTGCGAATTAAACCCATCTGCAATGAAATAAGAGCTTGCGATTGTCTCTTGGCCATATTTTGAAAGTAGAAGATTTTTTATTTCCTGCTTCACTGATTCAACGTTATGTACTGGGGCCAGCTTTGCATTAATGGTGATCTGAAAGGGCCGCTGCTGTACGGGCCTTTCTTTAACTTTTCCATCGTACAAGCCATCTAAATGGGCAATATGATTTTTTATATCCTGGGCCAGTTGAACGGCTTCAGCTGTCACTCTAGGTACAAAAGCAATATTTAAGTGATTAATATCGTCCAGCGTGGCGCCGTAATATTTCTCTTGCTGTGCTTCATTCCAGACTGCAATGTAGTGACAGCGGCTCATAAAGGCTTTTTGGACTGCATAGTTAAAATCAGATAAGAAGACGGCGTTATCATCATGTGTCGGATAACTTGCCAAAAGCTTTAGCTGAGCGATGCTCAGCGGATTTGCACCGGCACGGACCAGGCCGCCTGCTTTAAATAGAATCTGGATCTTTCCTTCATCTGCTGTAACCAGCTCAGATAAAGCGGCTTCACGTAATACGCTGGTATCAATATAGCCGTCGGTTTCAGTGAGCTCAAAATTTAATACTGTGTTGGCCTGTATCGTGGTACCGCAACGCTGGGCATCTCCAAATTCGGCAGTAATCCGCTGCATTGAATCTGTTTTTAACGTATAGGCCGCTTCACCTGCAGGTGCATTCATCCAGCGCCGGCGGTGGATAAAATTAGTTCCACTTTCATCGTAAACCCGGATAGCCGCCAGATAATAATCATCCAGAATATTGAGCGTCACCTGGTGAAAGGCTTCTGTAAAAATAGCTTTATATTTCTCAGTTCTGACTTGGCTCTGTTCAGCCAGGACTTCCGTTGTTTCTCCTGCGATCATATTAGCGGTCTGCAGTAGCCGCCAGATCCGGCCCTGCATATCTTCAATTAAGCGTCCGGCAGAAATGGTAACGGTCCGCTCTCCCTTATTTTTAAATTCTAAATAATGCTGGCACGGCGTAGCAACCGGCAAGATCCCCTTATTTGTAGCATCAGCTAAAATCGTGCTATCCCGACTTTTAATAAAGGGCTCAATTATAGCAATAGCCATATCGCTAGACAGATCAGCCATAAAACTTGCCTGCGCTTTAAGTGGGGCGGCTACGGTGGGTTCACCGGCTTCAAACCGGGCGGAAATTTCAGGATAATCCTGCAGATTAATTCGCAGACGCTGGTTAATTTCATTGAGCGAACGCATTGTAAGTTTCCCCCGTTAAATTGCTTTCTTGTTTAGTCCCCAGTGGAATCACGATAGAGCCCAGCTGGATATAAAAGTGCTTTTTATCATGATCAATATCTTCTGAAACAATGCTGAGTGCATTGCTATCGAGATCAGCTAACAGCGGAATATCTTCCTTCATTTTGTCTAAAAAGCTGTCAGCTGCTTCGGTGTGCATTGGCACAAATAGGAGCTTTCTTAAATCGGCGCCGTAGCTACTGCCGTAATAGGCATTGGCTGGTGTATCTAGCCAGTGTTCAATCATGGCCTGTATCTGCTCTACTCTAAGATTTACTACGCTCAATGTGACCCTCCTAGAGCACCGTAGCGCTCTTCTGCAACTTCGACCATAGACACAGTGACTTGATACCAAAAAAGGCAATACAGACAATATAGGCTGCTTAGAATTGCAGTAAGCCAGCTTACATACGGCGCTATATCTAAACTTAATAAAAAATCAGCAGTACGCCAGCCAATAAATAGCACCACAATTAATAAAAATGAGATATGAGTAATAATCTTGGTACGACATTGGCCAAACAAAAATGCCATGCTGGTCTGTCGTAATGCTATGCCCAAATTCTTTTTAACTTTTTTAAAAACAAGCTTGGAATAACCCAGGTAGATAAACAGCACCAAGATCAACAAAAGATCAAAATATTGAGGTAGATTCATTAGGCATTACCCACTGGGGTATTAATTAAGTCGGCTTGTTGTTGACGAGTAGATAATTGCTGCTGCAGGTCATCACGTAATGCTTTCTTTTGTGTAATGCGTTCATCAATTGAACTGATCCGGAGTTTTACTTCCTTACTTTGCGCTGTAACAGATCCGCCCGAACGTTGCCCAGCCGGTTTAGGAATATTAACTTTCTGGCCAGCCATTCTTTTATCAAAAGCGGCTTGATTAGCACGAACACGCTCAGCAATTTCATTAACTGCCTTTGCAAAGACGGAGGCATGACTAAAACGATCCTGGTTATTCATGGGAAGGCCCATAGTAGGTGTGCTGGCCGTGAATTGATAAGAGTCCGGGCTAAAATGCCAAAGCTCATTTTTAAGAGGTAGATCTTTGCCATTTAATTTAACGCGCACAATGTCGCCATCTGTACGCACGACTAAAGTAACAGCTTGGCCATTCTCAAGCTGGAAATCCAGATCCTTGGTTGCCTCTCCTGCTATTTTCTTAATCTTTCCTGGAATAACAGCAACGACTTGCTGCCCAGTCGCTTTCTGAAACGCCGTTTTAAACTGTTGTGCCAGGGAATGATCTTCATTTACTTTGTTTAGCTCAAAATTAGCCATTTTCGGTATTTCCGTAACTAGGTTTTGGCCTATTTTGAAGTTGTAGAAAGACTCTAATTTTTATTGTTCCCAAAAAAAAGTCCTGGCTTGCAGGACTTTTCTGAAGAGAAGTTAGCTTTTTACATTGACGCTGGTCCAGACCTGGGCACCACATGAACGCAACACATAATCACCACCAAAGGCCTTAGTCACAATACAGTTATCAACACCAGGCGTTGCCCACAATTCAACGGTCATGGGTGCACCACTTCCAGCTGGCGCGCCTTGGATTGGATAATCATAGGAAACTAAGAAATTTCGCGGCTCAGCATCATTAAGAGTCTTAGCGGCTTCTAGGTTTATAAATGCTGGACTATAAGCTAATAAATTAACTAAAACTGTTTGAACCGTTGCATTACGATCAGTATTTTCTTCATGGGTATAAATGCCGCCGCCATTAACACTGAATCTAAAAGTTAGATTATCAACACCCATTTTCTGATTCAGCATAGGTACAACTGATGGTGTACATTGAATAGGCTCAGGTATTTCTCCATTTGAAGGTGAAAGACATGCACTGGCAACTAATCCATCTGAATTAAGAATTGCAGGATTATTTCCTAGCGCAAAAACCTTTATTAATCCTGGATTGTTTGCTGAACAATCATATTTAATGCGAATATTTGAGCTGCTGATATTTGTAAATTTAGAAAGAAGTGACAAGGCCATACCAGATGGTGAAGGTAGAAGAACATCAATAGGCGGGTTATTAATATCGAGATCTTGCAATTTAAGCAGTCCATCAAAAGATACTACATCATTTGGATTAAATACCTGATCATTGATCTCTAACTTCATACTTAACATTGCAGATTGTAGTTGATCCATTGGCTTAGAGGTGTCCATAAACATGGCCAGATAGATACTTTCTGTTGCACCCGTACAGCTGATAGTGCTGCCGCTACCAGGTCCACCACCTGGGCCAGTATCCACCTTGGCGAGTATCCGCATTACCCAGACAAATGGTGCACCACTGGCCAAGGCATCTTCTACGGCCACGTAATCTTTATTGGTTGGGTCATAACCCAGCTTTGCCCGGATATTGTCACTTGTCACTTTAAACGGTTTATCAAAACGACCACGCTTAAACTGGCCAAAGACCACGCTGTTGAGCAGCTGGACAGTTGGATCTGCCTCAGATTTATCGCTTACACCTGAATATTGAATACCAGCCTGAGCGCCTAATACTTTTGTTACTGTCATGGATCTATACCACTATTTGAAAAGTGATATTTTGCAGCCTGGCCAAAATGCTTTTTTTTATTGTTCCAAGATAAAAAAATACTGCCCGGAGGCAGTATTTTTTAAACTATAGAATAGAGCGATTACATAGCACGATTTTGTTTATAGATGCCACGTTTATGGCCGATGGCCAAGGATTTTACACGGCGCTTAATAGCGTTTGGTGCAATCGCTTTAGCTGCAGCTTTGCGTAGAGCAGCTTTTTGTTTTGGTGAAAGTTTAATTTTACCGGTACTGCCGATACGCTTATTCACTACTGTAATTTTCCCTTTCCGGACAGCTTTAATTCCGCGGTACACCAGCGTCTGGCCAGCTTTGTTTTTACGAACTGTATTTTTACCCAGCTGTGCAGCATCATACTCTTCAGTAATCTGGCCAATCACATCTTCATCTTCGCCGTAAATGAGATCTTGGATAAAATCATCCAAAGCATCGCCTTGAGGTAGATTGCTAATTACCGTTTCTGCAATTTCAGAAATGGCCAGATCAGCATTATCAATATCTGAACCAAAGGCATCTGCAATCGTATCTTCATCTACACCTAGGGCAATAAACAGATCTGACATATTAGCGGCCATAATCTGAGCCATTTGCTTGTTCAGCAGGCTAGATTCTTCATCGTCATCATCTGGCAGATCAGCTGTTAAATACATATCCAGGCGGTCACTTGGAATTTCTGCATCTTCCAGATTATCTTCAAGAATATCGTCTACCAGCTGTAGGCCATACATGATGGCATTTTTACGCATGGCCAAAAGCTCAGAATTAAATGCTTTGTCATCTAATGTCATAACCTTTTTAGCCGCTTCAGCTGCTGCACTATCAAAACCGTTTACGATTGTTTGTTTGGTTACTTCGTTCTGGCGTTTTACTTGCTGAATGAAGCCGAAATTTAATTTAGTCATATATCACCTGATATTACTTGTGAACACTTGTATTTAAGTAAACTGCACGTACCGCACCTTCAGGCCGGTAGCCGCTATTAAGTTCGATTGCATCATGCGGACGGTCTGCACGGTCACTAATTGAAAGTACATACTTTCCACCAAGATCTTCAGACTCGACTAATAGCCCAGCTTGAGGACTTGCACACGCTTCCATAAATGATTGGCACTCACGCAGGGCATCTGCCTTATAAGTGGTTTTACCTTTGAGTAAATGACGTCCACAGATTTCAATAAGCCGTTTATCAATGAACATTGAAATTTCAGAAGCATTTGTTAAGCGTAATACACTGGTTTTACTGTCATATTGGGTTAAACAGTCACCCACTACAAAACGGATACCTGTATCGTATTTCTTCCGCATAACTGGATTGATTTTGGCCTTGGCCAAACGATCTAATGCTTCATCATTTAGCTTAATATCACTACGCATTTCCATTCCGCCCCAAGGCATCGGGAAATAGTGCCCAGCAACAGGATTTTGCAACGGCGGCAGGCCCTGTGCGTTGGTATTGGAGTTACGAAGCAGCATGTAGCCCAGAATCGCGCCTAACGCATAACGCGGCTTTTTCCGGCCACGTAATGTCTGGGCATTGTTCGGCCGAGAAAGTACCAAATTCCAGTAGATCCAAACTAAATGACTTTTTGCACTTAACTCTTCTGCAATCTGACAAGCCTGGTCTAAGGACAAGGTAGGATCTAGCTCAACCAGAAGTGGAGTATTTAGCTTTTCAGCAGCACGTAAAGCTGTTTGGAACTGCGGTAAATTATTGTTATAGAACATCACCAGATAATTAGGTGTGTCATCAAACTCAACAATTGCATCAAACAGATTCTGTCCGTCTAACGCCGTTTTTTCTGTATCCGGAGCAAGAGGCAAAGATACAAATTTACGGCCTAATGTGTTTACTTCATTGTAAGCATCAACAATGGGTTTAACACCAGGCGGAGGCCCATCAAGTGAAGCCATTGTCTTTGACTCGACCGGTACACCCCCACTCATAAACTCTTCAAAGAATTTACCAATCACCAGGTCAAAAGTTGCAAACTCTTCAGTAGCATCAGCGACGCTTAGAATGCTGGCATAATCTTCCGGGTCAGGATTTAAGGTACCCATCACACTTAGCACTACATCATTATGATAAGTGTCACGCCAGGTTAGCTTTATAACGGTATCTTCTGGCTTTTTAGAAATAGAGCTTTTCTGAAAAAGTGCGACTTCTAACTGAACATTATCATCCATGACTGAATGTGTATCGATCAACAGCGCGAACGCCATTGGTTGATTTTGTACTTGCTCAAAAGCTTCCTCTATTTGATCTTGAGGCATACCTATACAGCCGAGATAGCCGTCTGACGCGGCTAAGATATAGCTCATACATTAATCCTCAATAACATAGCGGTTGGCACCCGCAAATTTATTTAACGTATTTAATTTAGAAACAATTAAGTCACGCTGGCGCAAGCTGGTACACGTGATAGTCGTGACCTGGCCAGCTGGCAATGCTGTTCGCGTGTACAATTCAAAGCTGGCCGCACCATTGTTTTTAATTTTAAGAATCAGGGAGTCATGACTCTTAGATTGCTGTTGATTAAACTGGCCGAATTGAAAAAAGTGGCCAGGCTTTACTGTAGGAGTTTCAGCTGGGCTTTCAGCTTGAATTTCAGATACCGATGCAGGCGGCTCGCCGCTTTGTGCTTCAAGCGCCGGATCTGGCTGAGTTGTTGCTGAGTCTGCCACTGTCTGTACTGCTGCTTCAGTTTCTGATGTTTCTGCCACATCGTTAGCTGCTTTCGCTGCCTCTTCAGCCGCTTTTGCTGCTTTTGCTGCTGCGGATTTCGCGGCTTTAGATTGAGTAGCTTTTTTGGGTGTATCTGCCGGAGTTTCTGCCGGTACTACCACTTCAGTTGGTTCCGGAGCTGTATTAACAGCCTCATTTACAGTTTCTGTTGCTGCATTTTCTGTTGTATTGGTATCAGGCATCGTATATTCCAAAATTTAGAAAAAGAGGGAGTAACGGCGCACCAGAGTGCGCCGTTATAAAACTTATTTTTTGATTAAAGAGGCAGGCAGATTAACTACTTCGATTACTACAATTTGATCAGCGAAGCGTTCAAGCGGGTTAAGTTCTGCTGCAACACGGGTCTGTGCAGTTACACCCTGTTCAAAGTCAACCGTGTTCGATTCACGTATTGTTAAAGGCCGTGCTACAAAGCCGGTGAATGCGTTACGAACAGGTATTGTGCTGCGACCAATAACCATGATTTCTGCTGCATCGTCATGTTCATCAAGCAAGTTGGCAGAAGTCGGAACGTGATACACATTCGTGCCGCCAGGGAATGAACCGATACGGGTAATCTGGTTAGGGGCACCTACAGAAACGCCCGCTTTTTTGTAATGTGTGTCGTCAGCTAACTGGTCAAATAACACAGCCATTGTGTCACCAATGTAAATGTCATGGCCAGACGGCACTACATCAAGCAGCTTGTTAATATCCAGTTTTGCCGCACTAATCGTTACCGTTAGTTCGCGGGCTAAATCAGAGGTATTGTTGAATGCTGCTGCATCAGTTACGCCACGTCCCAGATCTGCAACAAGTACACGCTTAAAGCCTTTTGCACGACGTTTACCACGGCGTAGCAACCGGATATTAGACTCAAGCAGCTGTTTAGAGGCTACGATTGCGGTAAATGCACCACGCGGATCTAAGCCGAGTTCATTTTGTGCCTGGCTGATTGCATCATCAGTTGCACGATATAGAGCACGAATTGAATAGGCATGAAGAGAACGGGCTTTTAACACCATATCGACGCCTGGTGCGTCTAGCACTGGGGCTTTACCATTTTTACGTTCAAAGTCAGCAATCAGGTTCACTGATACTTCTGTACCTGCTGGCAGTTCTTCAGCGAAGGTTACTGTAATCTCGCCTTTATCCAGATCAGCTTCACCAGATTGCAATTTGACTTTAATGCCGTCCAGTACCAGGCCATGGTCATTTAAGCCAATAATTGTACTTAGACCTGAAAATTTCGCATGATCAGTTGTTGCATCATGGCCGACTTCCACACCATTAACCATGACACGTACACGGCCACCAATAAACGGTAATACCGGCTGATTTGGGTCAGGCAAATGGCTGATATTGTCTTTATAGGCAATTGTTGGTTTCAGGGTATAAATACGAGGATTAGCGTCATCCTGGGTTGCCTGGAATTCAAATTGTGAATCGAAATACTGGCAGGTTGCGGCCGGTCCATCGATAAAGTCATTTGCTTTAGTTTCCCCCCAGGTTGTATTGGCCACAGTACGTGCATACACCAGTGGTAAAGCATTAGAGCCGGTCGGATTCGGCAAATACGCTACGATTGGCAAAGCATTAGCGATTTGCGTTGAAATGGTGACAATCGCTTGTGTTGGAATGACAGCAAGCGCTTCATGTCCCCCTGCACTTAACTGAGTGCCGATTGCCCCGGCAGAGTCAAATTCTGCTTTAATGGCTTGTAGACCAGAGGAAAGAGCAGCTGCAACCATGTCAGCGCGCGGTGCTTCGCCATCATGACGATCTTTATAGCCCTTAATTCCTGTTTCAATGGCGGACAAAAGATATTCACGATTTTCCGGAACAACACTGTCAAACATTGCCACTAAGCTAGCTGGGATGGCTTCAGGTAAACTTTGATTTACTTCTGCAGTAGCATGAACACTGTCATAAGCCTGAATTACTTGCACACCCTCATTACGGCGCGCTTCAAAACTTTTTAAAAAATTCGCGGTCGCTTGGATCTCGGCAGTTTGCAGAGAATGTTGGTCACGCTGTTCTTTATTTAATTGATCACTCATGGATTGCCTCATAAGCCCTTACGGGCTGGTTTAGATGAGGCAATTGTGCAAGCACAAAAAAGGGCTAAATTTTTTTGTTCGCATACTTACGCGCTATCTATTTTTGGTCTTTCCTGAAAAGCAGCTAAATAAGCCAGGTCATCACGCTTATTTAATAAATATTTCACTCCAAAATCTGCATGAATCGATTGTCCTTGCTGGCCTACGTTTTCTACCCATACTACATAATCCTTAGAAATAAGCAGGCATAGCACATCCCCACTTTCCGGATACCATCCTGTACTATTCTGTAACTGCTGCCCCAGTTCTATATCCGGATCAAAGGGTTCAATTTGGGCAAAAAAAGCAGCATCCGCACTATCTACCCCAATTAGTCCTTTATTAAGTGCCGCCCCGGTGAATTGATCCAGCATGACCATAGCGAAACCTTTTTCTTTATAGTCAATTGCCTGTTCATCTTCATCAGTTAAGACGCCTAGCCCGCCCCAAACTAGCTCTTCACGGTCGGCTGTTTCTCCTGGTACTTGATCAATAGTTTTATAGAACACGACTGCAGGTATGCTGGCCAAACCGTTTAAAACCACTTTTCTGGCCAGCTGTTTACGTCCTGCGGCCACACGGTTAGCAATTGGATTAATATTTCCGAGCACGTTCTACCCCCATATAAAAATTAAAATCCTCTTTACTGATTAAGCCAGCTTTGAAATTGGCCTCAAGCCGGGCAATACGGCGCCGTTTTTCATCAATCTTGGCATTATTTTGTTCTAAACGTTCAGTTGCTGATTTGACCTTATCATGTAGTTTTTTAAGTTCACGCGCCGTAGCCGGTTTAATCTTTTGTCTGGCCTTTCCGATGCTCTGCAATTGCTTGTCTAGCATTTCCACCATATCAGCTGGGGATTCACTATAACGGCGGCCATGTTGCTTGATACGATCCTGATTAACGATCTTTTCTAAATAACTTTGGCCAAGTGGCCCCTTGGCCACCGCGACAGCGCGTAAAATATGCTTACATGCAATACCGGTTAATTCCGGGTTTTTTTCCTTGGGAAAGCCGGCCTCTTTGCGACCATTCACAAAATTTCCGACTGTGGCAATGTAGCGATACCAGAAGCGAAAACGACCACAATCACATTCAATATGAACCTTACCATTGGCCAGGCGGTTTTTAATCGTTGTTTTGGTCTGCTTCTCAATATCCAGCACAACACTCGAAAAAGCTAAAAACTTAATTTTGACGGTATGATTGGACACGTCACTATTGGGGCCGGCATTGGTTATAAACGTCACTTCTCCGGCTTTGTGTGATACCGGCATGGCTGTGTGGATCTCTTTATTCGCCCGGTCAATATCAGCCTGTCTGGATAAGCTAATAATTTGTGGAATAGTAATACCGCCCTTATAAGCGGCGGCCAGTGTCTGAATATTTTTCTGAAAGGCCTTTAAATCTTCCAGTTCAATTTCACGGGCTTCACCGCCTAGTGTCGTTATCAGGGCCTTACTAAAATCATAATCGCCGGATATATCACTTGGCCTTAGAAATACTGGCCAAGTTTTATCTTGCTGCTCAGCAATACGGCGGGCATCTTTATCAAATTTAATCGATTGGTTAGCCTGCTTATGCAGGCTATTTGCTTCACTAAACTGCTGTCTAAGTCTGTCAGCATCAAAAATACGTTTGGCCATTAGACAACCCCGTATTTCTTTTTCAGCTTCAAAATGTCCCCAATGACGGGCAAGTAGATTGCCCGTATCGGTAAAGGTTGACTTACATAGGATACGCCACACGCTACACGTACCACATCGGCATAGATACGTGCACCGTACACTCGCTGGCTGACCAGCGTTGCATCGTGGATCTCGTCCTCATTTACCTGGTAAAAATGTAACTGATCCGATTTTCCCCGGCGTTTGGCCAGATCAATAGTCTGCCGGATTGCATTGTGATACTCGTTTAGCATGACTTATCCCCGCTTATTCAGCATAAAGCTCTTTAGCGGTCTGAACACCGTGAGTATTAATACATGCAACAACAACGGCTTGGCCAGCAGCTAAATTGCGTCCTAGGGCTACGCTGTATGGGCCACTTACCTGTTGTTCGATGGTGCTGTTGTCATCCAGGATAATCCGCAATAAACAGTCTGGATCTGTTATCCCTTCTAAGACACTATTTTCAGAAGTCAGAAAAGCTGTAAATTTTTGGATTTCAGTGAATGTCAAAGTCTTTAATGCTCCATTATGGCCAATTGTTACCAGCTCGCCTGGATTTAGTGCGGTATCCAAGGCTAATTTCCATTCGTAATCTATAACCTGGACTGTTTTGGCATCTTGGCCAGGTAAAGTAATCGTTACTTCTGGTCCATTCGCTGTACCAAATACACTTAATCCATCATTGGCCAGATAGCCTTCAAACGGCATAATATAAGTTGCTTCTAAAGACTCACGTATTGTTGAAACTTTAACTATTTCGCCTGGTACCAATGCAGTTGGTAAGGTGTACTGCCAATCTCCATTTGAGTCTGGGAAGGTACTAGATGACGCGCCGTTTATTTCAATATGAACCTCAAGATCTGGGCGGGCTTTACCTGCTAAATGTCGGTTATCCAAGATTTGAAAAGAAAGGGGATAGCTAGGTGCACTTTGGCCCGTATATGTGACTTTTGCAGCATCTACCGTATTAATTAATATTGTGACCACTTCGTTATGCTGTAGACCGTATGGCAATGCAATAGTCCAGTTGCCGGTTAAATCTGCAACATCAGAAAGTATGTTATTACTGTCTGTCACAATACTGACTTGAGCGTGTGGCTCAGGTGCGGTACCTGACACAAAATAGCCCGCTTCATCCAAAAGATAGCTGAATTTAAAACAGGTCAGTTCTTTAGCTTCACTTCGTTCTTCAGTATTTGCGATATAGACCTGAATCTTATCCCCGTGAATAAATTCTTCTTCAGACGTCCAAGACCAGGATAAATCTGGACCAGGTTGAGCGGTAACATTCCCCAGGCGTGAAGTGATATATACCTTGGCGCGGCTATCTTCTACCATACCTGAAACTGTCTTATTGTCTTGGCCCAAAATGGCCGTAAAATCTTTATCTAGCTGCACATACGGCGCGGCCTTCTCAACGTTGATAATGACCATATCTTGTGGCTTGGTGCCTATAAAGATAATGATATTGTTTGTACCAACTTGAAGGTTATTTTCATCTAGTGAATATTGCCAGTTGCCCAGTTCATCTGGCTCAGCGTTTGTATTTGTACCATCTTCAAACACAATCCGAACCACGGATTTTAACGGCGCTGTGCCGCGTAATATCATCGTTTCAACATCATAAGCCGCAGCAAATGTAATATTGTCGGTATCGGTTGCCTGGTTAGTGTTGGTAAATTTAAATACGTTCTGGCCAACCAGATTATTAGCCAGGTTTAATGAACGGCGGATAGAGTCTGCATTAATATCGCCGCTCACTTGAATATCGTATTCAGCGCCTATTGGCAGATTAATTTCATTAACAGCAGATAAAATAATTTCACCGCCTTCAGTGAAAACGGTTTCATTGCGTACTGTCTGGACTGTACTGGTAATCTCAGTTGAAACGGTATGCTTCAACGTTTGATCTTGGTTCATAGCGTTATCTCACTCTAAAGATAACGCTATTTTGTCTGCTCCTGAAAAGTGCTTATTTTATTGTTCCCAAGTTTTAAAGCGCCGTAATCTGAACGGTCGCACAACCGGCTTCACCAATTTTTCCGTTATTCAGCTCAGGTGTAATGCTGTCCGGCCGGCCATAATTTCCAACTTGAATAGTGCCCTTGACCGGCTGATTTGACGTATTTTCAAAAACAAGATGAATATGAGCACCAGATCCACCGCCAGCGCCATAACAACGATGCTTGCGTGTTTCCACTGTATAGCCCCCTTCACCACCTTGGCCAAACATATAACGTGTTAAGCCGCCGCGTGTATCACGGTTACACCAGTCATGGGCAGTTTCCAGATAGGCTTTTTCACCATTGGTCTGGCTAATTAATTTAGCTTGGCCAAGATTTACCAAGTTTACTGTTCCACCCTCACCCGCTACACCTTGGATGTAAGCACTACCATTGTTCCAGACTCCACGGTAGCCCCCTTTCCCGCCGCCAGCGATTAAATGAGTATCGCCCAAGTCTAAAATAGTATCGTTGCCAGCATCCATTTTTAACCAGGCGGCGCTGATATTTGAGGCCCATAAGGAACCTGCACCCGATCCACCCGCCCCTACAAGGTGTATTTCAGCACGTGATTTGGCCGGGATAGTAATTTCATGAGTTCCTGCACGATACAAGTCATAGCCGCCGTCCAGCTCAAAGACAGCCCAGCTGACTGGTCCCGTATAAGCAATCGGATTACTGCCAGACCGGTCATATACATCAATATCAAAAGACTTACTGTTACGTTTGATCTGCCAGGCTTCATGAGCACCTTCCGGGGTAATCTGCAACATATAGTTCGGACTCGTAAAGTCCCATTTCTGGCCAGATGGTACCTGCACCTTAAACGTCCCGCTACTCGATACGCCAGACATTAACAGCCGTGGATTAACTGCCCCTTTTTCTAATATATTCTGGCCATCATTTGGCTGGAAAACTGCATAACTGACCTGGCCAACATAGCCCACGCGACTGGTACCCGAACGATTAAAAAGATTTACCGTAAGTTCTTTATCAGTTTTAGAAATGATCCAGGCTTCATGAGCGCCTTCCGGGGTAATCAATACGGTGCACTTTGATATATCGATATTACTATCAGCTGGACGTGAAATTTTCATCGTACCGCTCACTGGTACACAACCTGACATGACTAAACCAGGCATGGCCTGAGCTGTCATTTCATCACGTTCTTGGCCATCAATTATGGCCCAGTTAATTTTTCCGGAATAACCAACGCGACTGGTACCCGAACGGTTATAGACTGAAAGACTAAAAGCCTTCGCCTGGCGGCTGAGATTCCAACCCTCATGAGCACCTTCAGGCGTTACCAGGATACTGTAACGTTGATCAGTCAAAACGCCGTTAAATGTATCATTCATGAGCACGTTATTTGAAGATTGGCCAAGCTGCAAAATGCCGCCATATAAGCGTTTGGGCAACATGGATAAGAATACTTCATTCAGACGGCGCACTTGATCGATATAGCCCTGAATAATAGATCTTACGTCAAACTTAGTTGCATATTGCGGGTGTGGATCTGCATGGTTGATATGGGCCTTGAAGATCTCTTGAATGAAATAAATATATTGCGGATGGGGATTTTTATGTTGTAGGTGCATTTTCATAAGTGCCGACAAAATCATATCTTGTGGGCTAAAACTTAATTTGATCTTTTTCCCAACAATATTCTGGTCCAGTGCTACCGCAAAAAACAGACTGAAGAATGAGCCTGGTTCTGTAGTAAAAAATTGTCCTGCTTCCAGGCTGGCCACGGCGAATAGAACGCCGTTACGGTCAAATAGGCCTATCTCACTGATTTGAATTTCCTGATTGACCTGACCAGATGAAATAAAGCGAAGTATCTGATTATCTGTATCAATATGACCATTAACAAGCGGAAATTCAGCCCATTTGCTGCTTAAACTTAGAATAGCTGGATCTGTTTTATAATGGCCAGTACCCAATTGAATGCTGCCAAATTCAAGTTGAAAACCGCTATTTAAAACAGAAGTCATGGCTGCTTTTCCGGCAGCGGTCATAGTTAAAAAAATAGTTTTAGACATAATAAAAAAAGGTTCCAGAATTACTTTCATTATGGGAAAGTTCCTGGAACCCAATTTTTTTTATTACCAGATTATTAGACTTCAAAACTCAAGATAGCAAAACCAACACCGCCGTCATCACCAGGATTACCATTAGTCTGAGCAGTTGGTGCTTTCCAGCCAGCACCTTTTTTCCCTACATTCAAACTAAGATTAACGGCCTCTTGACTGGTATTAATAAACTCAAGCCTCATATAAGCACCAGATCCGCCGCCGCCGCCATAAGACCACTTTTCATCCCCGATACCCCAGGCCCCTTGGCCACCCGCATTATTAACCTGCAAGCCTGAAATTAATGAAGTGGCCACGCCGCCTGGTTGCCGCACCCATCGTTCAACACGTATAGCATCATTACCATTTTGGCTTTCAAGTAATTTAAATGACCCTAGTTCATTAATGGTATTTTTACCACCCGGACCTGGTGCACCATTAGTAAATGATGACCCGTTCCCCCAGTTTGCACCGCCCCCACCTTTACCACCGCCGGCAGTTAGTAAAGCTGGTCCATACTGAAGAACAATATCTCCACCGTCCCCCCCATTGGATGGAATATTCCAGATCTGACTTGAATAGTTATGAATTGATCCGCCGCCGCCGCCCCCAGCTGCGAATAAATCAATCGTGACTTTTTGCCCAGGTTTTATAGCTACCTGATGTTGTCCTTCGTAATAAATTACCCGCTTAATTGGCCGTTTAATCGCGAATACCGCCCAGTTTACCCGGCCGCTATAAGCACTCTGGTTTGTTCCGGAACGGTTATACACGGCGACATTAAAGCGCTCACTTGAGCGGCCAATTGTCCAGCCTTCATTTTGATTATCTGGCGTAACAAAGACTGCATAGTTAGGATCTGTAAAATCCATATCCGTTGGTGCATTAATAGAAAAATTAGCACCGTCAGCAGTACCAGCTAAGACCAGTTTAGGATAACTTCCCGCCAGATCTGGCGGCACGGCTTTAGCCTTCATTAAAGACCAGTTAATGCGTCCCGTGTACGGAATCCGGTTTGTTCCGGAGCGTTCATAAACGTTAATACTGATTTCTGCATCAGTCCGGGTAATTTCCCAGCCTTCATGAGCGCCTTCAGGTGAAATAAGCAAGACTACTCTAGGATCTGTATATCTGAGTTCTTCCCAGCTTTCCCGGATAATTTTTGTAGTCTGGCCAACATTAAAAACACCGGATTTAATTTCATTATCAAACTGATTACCTGGTGCAATAAAACCCTTATTACTTAATGTCCGTATAGTATCCAGGACTAACCAGTTACCGCGTCCCGTGCTGTCAATTCGATTTGTGCCAGAACGGTTATAAGCATAGGTTTTAATCTGGTTAGCCTCTCGCGTAGTGGACCAACCTTCATGTTGTGATTCTTGGCAGTACATATAGACCAGCCCGGCATCTTGTAAGCTGTAATGCGCGCCTGGTGGCAACGTAGCTATACTATTTGCCCCCATATCACTACCCATTCGCAAAAGTGGCGGAAAAAAGACCTGTGTAATACCGATTAGATTTTTAATCTGGTCATCGAGCTTCTTAGTTTCATCATTTAAGAATGTCTTTAATGCGTATTGCGGGTGTGGATCTGCTGCGTCTAAGTGCGCTTGCATCATAGCGTTTGCTAGAGCGGTATATTGCGGGTGTGGATCTTCGGCCAAGCTGTGTGCCTGCATCAATGTAGCAGCTAATGGCGCCGTACCATCAGTGACGACCTCAATATTATTCGGACTGAGCGCATTTTCGATAGGTAGACCAAAATTCGCCACATAATCCAGACTTGGATATAAACGGAAATAATAGCCTTGTGGTTTAGAGGCCACGGCAAATAGAACACCGGTAGAGGTATAAATCCCAATCTCTGTAACGTTTTTCTCTAGCGTATGGGACATGATCATCGTGAAGCGTAAAGATCCGGTTGTTTCTTCTACGCCACCTGCGGATATACCTTTATCAGTAAATTTCGCGGCCATTTCGGTACGATCCGCCGTGGGTATGTATTGACCAGATCCCAGCCCCACTTTACTTAAAGTTAATTTGATCCCAATGGCGGCGGCGTCTATTGCTGCCAGCCGGCCTACTTTGGTCACTATAAAATTAATTGGTTCAGACATAAGAAAGCCCATCATTAGAATGGGCTTATTATTGGCTGGCCAGAATATTGCCTAATTTTTTGTTCGCTAATCAATATCATCAGCAATAGCAGCCAATTCCTCAAAACTTCCAGTTGGCGGCGCCGTTTCTGCGGCTTGTTCATTTTCCCCGACCTTTTCAGCTTGATCCGGTTCATCCCAGTTTGACTTGGCAGGTGTATAGTGAATGTTCTCCATATAGATAAATGCCAAGGTATCTGACATATCCGGGGACTTAATCCCTTTGCGCCGCATTTCCTCTTTTGACAGCACTTTATAACGGCTCTGGTCATCAAATGTATAAGCAATCCGGGTAATTTGCTCTTCCATCTTGGCTTTATATTTTTTAGTTAAAATTTTGATACGTCCTGCCTTAATCGCCCTGGCTAGAGTGACGTTAGCTTGAGCACGGCGGTTGACGAATTGTTTTTTATTATCATTGTCAAAGCAAGCTCCACCCCAGTGGATCTCTTTAAAGTAGATTCCTTTTGACTTTAAGTTTTGTGCCAGACCACGGCCCGCGCCGTTAGCATCCAGTAAAATTGTCAGGTTCGGATATGTCAGTAAACACTCTTCAAGAATACCGGTTGTTTCATGCAGATCTTCGGTATTTTTGCACATCGGTATATCGATTACTTCAACACGGCGGGCACGATCTCCCCACTGTGCCTCACCCCATACCCTAGCAATCGTGACTACCGTATCATCACGGCCCACGCCGCCGCCCACGTCCACCGATGCAATATAACCATAGTCCGCATGTTTCTTACGGCTAATTGCTTTTTTACCATTGTATAGGCGAGCAGCTTGCGCCCTGGTCACTAGAAATTCTTTGGCCAGATCTGGAAATAGTCCACGAATCCGGATCATGTACTGCGGATCATTTCTTGATCCATATTGCATTAAAGATTCTTTAAGTTTCTTTAAAGAAACAATAGGCGACAGCTCACCATTAAAGGTTAAAGCATTCCAGATCCCACCAGCCGCTTTAGAAAGTTTATGATGTGTGTCATGAAAAAAGCCGTTTGCACGGGCAGGCTGTGACGTTAGACAAGCCCGGTTATTTGCATGGGTTAATGCACCCATAGCAACGTCCATTGCCGCGTCATCAATACCGCAGGCTTCATCACCCCATAGGAAATAGTTATCGCCGTGCTGACCGGCTAGGTTAGTAGGTTGGTTTTTTGGTGCAGTTTTAGCGATTACATGCCAGGTTTTATCGTGGCCTTTGATATAAACCGTTTCAGCCAGAATCGTTACATAATCAGCAAGCCAGGCTAAATGGGTTGTCTTTAACCGTGCTAGACAGATGGCAATTTCTTTCCAGACTAATTTACGCAACTGGTCAATTTGCGGCGCCGTAAACATCATTACTGAATCGGGAAAGAATAGAAGATGCCAAAGCGCAATAATGGCCGCGGATCTGGTTTTACCCGTACCGTGCCCAGATGCAACAGTCGTCCGGCTACCGTCCTGAGCGACTGACAAGAATAAAAGGTGCTGCTGCCAAGTTACCTCCTGACCCGCCTCCTTTGTCATATTCAGACCTTCAACGGCGAATCGGGTAATATCGTAGCGGTAGCGCAAACAAGCCTCTTCCCATTCCGGTAAAGACTTTAAATCTTTAAGCATTAAAAAAGACCTACAACCACGTGGCTGTAAGTCTATGGGCAGAAAAAATAGCTAAATTTTTTTGTTCCAGACTCCTTTAAAGGCAAAATGGAGCGTCAAAATCATCACTATCACTTTGTTGATAGGTCGGATCTGGCTCATTAATAATTTCAGCTGATATATCATTACTAATCAATTTAGCCGCACACCAGCAGGCCAGGAGAATACAGATATTCCCGTTTTCTGTTTCTGTTGATAGTTCCCATACCGAACCTGCAACCACATCGAGCTTACGCTGCTGTAAGACGCCATCTGGCCGGTAGCGCATAACTGAATCAGCCATCTTTAACAAGCCATTCTTATGCTTGTCATGATATGCCTTAATAGCCTGTTCCAAATGTTCCCGCTCATTGAAAGCAATATCCCAATTAGCCAGGGTGTTGGGGGAATCTGTCACAACTACACGGCGTTCGTTAAGTATGATCTCTTTTAAGCGTTCCGCAGCGGTTTTATCCTTTTTAGGCGGATTATAAGGTTTTTCAGCACTAATATAGATCCGGCCACTGAGCGAGTCACAAGTGGCAATAAGCCGGGTAGGATTACCTTGATAATTATTCACACGAATATCAATAATCAGTGTTTTACTCATGATTAGGTACTCGCTCAATATGCCGTTCACCCGTTTCCGGATCTGCAATAGCCCGGAATATTTCTGACTCTGTTCTGTCCTTATGGTGTAAATCGGCCTCTACAATGACGGACCACTCTTGCTGTATTGGCGGTTTAATTTCTTCACCCGTATCCGGGTTATATTCTCCTGGTATCTCTACAGGATCGCGGCCGTCCATATCTACATGTTCTTCATCTTCATCACCCAGGCCGACGACTTGCGGTAATAGTCCAACAAACTGAAAGTCTACAGTGACCAAGGACAGGTTATTTTGACCAGACGGCACACTATCCGGATAAAGTGAATTTTCAAGGACTGTCATTTCCCAGTCATCTTTTACGCCGTTACCCAGGTCATAAGTAACCTTAAAACGGCGCTTGTAGTCGTCCCCCATATAAGCCACAAACTGATTAATAACGCTTTGGGTAGTATCAGCATCGGCACTGACCATGAGCAGCTGGACACGGTACTGTCGTGCAATTGTGCGTAACTTGATTGGTGTGTTTTTGGGATCTGTAGGAATAACCGTATCCAGCCAGTAAGGTGTATTGCGTAGACTAGATATATCTGGCGGACTAACCATAGGTGCTAGGGCTACTAACATTATGGGCAAAGGCCCGGTAAAGTCTTTTTCAGGAGCTTGCTGGCGGTATTTGGCCAGCATAGCATCTGCATCATCAATCATGCGTCCAGCCACAACCTGGATTGCGTGACGTGCCTCCAAGCGTTTCCAGTGCCGGAAAGGTTTTGTATCAGGCTTAGTCCACTTCTTAAAATCAATCAGAAGGCGCCCTACGGCGGATTTGACACATTCTAAATTAGATAATTCTTGCATGGTTTAGCCCCGTCCACCGCCTATGAATTTCCCTAAAAGTCCCATCATCTTGTCGGCTTGCTGGGCTTGCTTTGTTTTCGGGCTTTCCGCTTCATTAATTTGAGCAATCAGGAAGTTATTAGCCTGGTTAAATTGATACTGAAAATCTGTTTCCGGACATAGAGCGCTATCAAATTCATTCTGAATAATCTCACCCTCTTTTTCGGCGCGCCGTTTATCTTTCTTACGTTGTAATTCAAGTTTACGCTCTGCTTTTCTGGCACGGGCTAAAGCGGCCTCACTCATATCATGTAATTGTGCTATTTCACCGATACTGTCATAAAGCTGTACAATTTCTAGCTCTAAACGCTGTTCTAAAAGCTCCTTTTCTTCATCAGCGTGAATTGAGTCAAAGAGTGCATAGCCAACGTTATCAACAAAGTTCGGCTGAAGAACATAGTCATAGCCGGCAAAATTCCGCGGTACCAATATGCCGCCTGGTTGCACGAAATAATCACATGCTGTTGAGAAGCCGCCCACATTGGCCATGTACTGACGCATAGCATGATTACCAGCATCATTCTCTAAAAACTCAGTCTTATGCGTTACGTTGCCATCTGGATCTGCTCTTAAATAAATGGTTCGGATTGCTGGCTCTAAGCGAATGATCTTATCGCCAATCATTACGGTTTCGGGTGGATTCATGCCATAACGCTGGCGGATCTGGTGCCCGTAATAACCAATCAGCTGGCCATTTTTCACAAACTCTTGTACTTCAGCTGAATTGATCTTATGAATCATGCTTTGAGCGTCTACATTAGAACGGTCTTTACCGGTCACATTGCGACCACGGTTATGTAGACTATAGGTAATTTCCTGGGTAATACGTGACATGGGATTGCCTTAAAAATAATGCTCAGGCTTATTCTGCTATGGTTAAAAACGGCGCTTTTTTATTGTTCCCATAAATGAAAAGGCTAGCATTTAAGCCAGCCTTTCACGTTTTAATAGTTAGGTTAGTTCATCCGGATATCCGGTTGAGGATCAACGGCAGTTGGATAGCTCTCAATTATTCTTTCAATTTCTGCGTCATACTCTCTTGCGATACGGTCTGCTTCAGTAAGAAGGGCTGTACATTCGCTAACGCCGTTTGACTGGGCCGTGGCGTAAGCCTCAAGGGTTTCCCTGGTAATTGTGGGCATATATTTGATGGTTTCGGTGGTGTGGTACTGCACCCGGTTAGCCAGCTGCAAATTATCAGCGTACTGGCTATGGATAGCTTGAATGTCTTGAGTGTATTTTTCATAAGCCTTTTGCTCTTTAACTTTCCAGTCGAGTTCTGTCTGTATTGCCTCTGCCTGGTACTGCAATTTTAACTTTTGGTTTTCCTGGATCTGTAATTTTGCGGCTGCCTCAAAATCATCTACGGCGTTTTGATAATGTGAACAGGTATTTACTGCAATAAGTAAGAATAAGACCAGGGCCGCCGTAAAAATAATGCTCAGTGAGTCTTTCAGATTTTTAAATGCGTTAAACATAGTCACCAATTCTTGGAAGGTGCACATATTCTCGCCAGACTTAAAAACGCTCTTTTTTTATTGTTCGCAATTAAGTTGTACATTTTTAAGGTATAAGTAATAAATTTTTTTCATAGTTATTAAAAGGGGCTAAGAATGGGACAAGCAAAAAGAAGAGGTAGTTTAGAAAATAGAATTAAAACAGCTAACTTTGATTGCATTATATGTAGAGAAAATAAAGTATATACAGAACGTAGTGACGAACACGTCATACCAGATGCCTTAAATGGCTACTATCACATTTATAATGTATGTACGACTTGTAACAAGGATTTAGGCAATAATGTCGATACCCACTTAATCCATCATAAATTTAGCGAATTTTATCGTTTCATTGAGAAGATTCCAGGCAAAAGTGGAAAGATCCCTAATCCTTTCAATGGTTATTTTGAAGTAGAAAATGAACCTGGACGACTAATTAAAGCTGATGTAGATAAAAAGGGAGAATTATCTTATACCTTTATTCCGCAAAGTCCTGAGATCAAAGAGAAAGACGGGAAAGTACATTTTTCTATTAGCCTAGATGCAAAAGACCGCCATAGATTGCCAGCAATTCGAAAAAAATTTCTTTCTCGAAATAAACTATCTGAAAATCAAATTATAGAAGATGAATTTGTCGAAAATATAATAGAAAACCCTGTCCTTAAAGGAAAACTTGAAATAGATTTTTTAAAATTTAAAATTGGTTTACTAAAAATCGCTTATGAGTTTGCGGTTGATAGTATTCCCTCATATTTTGATGATCCACAAGCAAAGAAAATATCTAAAATTTTGAAAGATGGAAATATAGAGGCTTTAAAAACCTTAGAGATAGGTAATGGTCTTGATAAAGAAATTTTAAAGCCTTTAGAGGAAATAGTCGATTTTGAAGCGAAAAGACATATTTTAATTTTGACTTCATCTGACAGTGGGCTTCTATGTATTATCAAATTAGATGGACTATTTACCATAGGAGTTAGGCTATCAAAACGCCGTTATATTCAATTTAGGAATACTCTAATTGGCATTAATGATTTAGAAAAGCGGACATTTATCAAAGATAATCTTTTTAATCTATTTGATAAAAATACTCAAAATGAATATATAAAATTTAAGTTTTCCCTAAATTATTGTGAAATAGATCCAAATAACTTTAACTATGTGAAACACGAAAAAGTCTTTTTTAAACTTTTTACAAAAAATGGCCACAGGCACCCTTTAGCAATTAAGAATTTTATTGAGAAAGGTGGATATAAATTACGCTATGAAAATAATCATATGATTAATAGTTACCTACTGAGTAGTAAAGACTTACCGGCTTTTGTTAAGTCTGAGGATACAGGTATTCTTTATGAAATCACTGGTTTTGATTTAATAACAGATCATAAAAAAGTATAAATGAATATAAAAAGGGCCAGCATTTCTGCTGTCCCTTTTGGCCATCCAGTAACTACAACCGGATATGACTATTTATAACAGGAATCGACCATAGTTAGAAGGATCAGATTTTATACTTTTCCTTGGTTACACTTATAGCGCCATTCTTTGTAATTCATACGTTTAAGACTATTACAGACTAGATAATCAGTGGTATGCATGTATCTGGTATAAGTAGGGCCACTGACAGTCTGTATACGCACTACTGAGGCCGGTTTAGTATTACGGCTGGTTCTGGTAGCTGTTATAGAGCTGGACGTAGTAGCGGGCTTAAATGAGCTACTACTAAATATTCAAAAGCATCTTATCGGTTAAAACTTCAAAATACTCTTTCTATATTCTAAGATAGAATAATTAAAAATATGATTTTTTATTATTTTTAATAAAAATAAACACTTAGACTTAAAATAAATTGAAAAAAGAAAATATAATATAGAGGACTATAATATGGATACAGCTTTTACTAAAGAAGACCTTAGTTTTATTACAGAAATTATGGATCAAAAATATAGTCAGCCACGATTATTAATGGCTGTCGGAGATGAACCAGATCCAGCAATTAATCCTAGCGATAAAGTTAATGGGGATATGAGTATTCCGAAACCGTTAGAAGTTAATGTTAATGGAACAATGTCTGTAGATGATTACAACAAATGTGCAATGATCATATCTGTTTGTCAAAATATGGTGCAAAAAACTCTTACTGATGCTGCAAAAGTTGCAGGTGTAGAAACAAGTGAGGCGTTAAAAAATATGGATGCTTGGGTAAAAGCATATGTTGATTTTCCTTTTCCCTTTTTTAACTTTAAAGATACACAAAGTGATACGTATAAAAAGAGCGACTTTTCTTTAAAAGCTGATCCGGAGGTGGTTGAAAAAATTGTTAATATTAAAGGTGTTGATGGGTTAAAAGATGCAGTTATTGGTGCCTTGCAGAAATCTGGGGGTGAATTAGTTAAATATGAAAAGACTGAACGTCATTTTAAATATTTTGGGGTAATTTCTGCATTTAATGAAACTGAGATTAGTACACGCGTTATAAAATTTGATATGAATCTCAAAAATACTGTTACTAAAGCTTTATGTGTTACACACCAATCGACAGATCTTGATACAGCTTATGATACTTATCAATTTGTTGCAGATAAAAACTTAATGATTACTATGCAATCGAAAATGGGCGATAAGATGGCTGATTACATGGCCGATAAACTTTTAGAATTTGTTAAGACTTTCTATGATGCCCAATTAACAAATTATCAAGCTGAGCTTGCAGCTCTTATAAAGAAAAAAAGCTAAATATTTATTTTATTAACTATAAATAAAGGGGTTAGTATTTCTACTGACCCCTTTGACCTATCCAATAAATACAACCGGATAAAAAAATTAAAACTTAAAGTAACTGTAAAAAAGTACTTCTTAATCAATTTAATTTCCTTGTATTTCTATAATTTCTTTATATTCAATAATCTTAAACTTTTTATATATATCATTTTTTATTAATAACACTTTATCACCATTCATTTCTAGCATATACCAACCTTCTTCTTTAGATTTTAGAACAACCGGATTTAATTTATTATCTTTACTTCCTACCAATATAGATGCATTTGTTGCTGTAAGAGCAGTAAATATAAATAGACTAACAAGTACAAAAACGAAAGAATATATTTCCAATTTTTTTTTAAAATTTAAGTTATATGAAAATTTTTTAGAACTATTATATATATCTATACCACTTGTAAAAATTAATATATTAAATATAAAAAATGTTATATAAATATTCAAAAAAGTTTTAAAAATAAATATTATTAATATATATATAAACATACCTAAAAAAGGAACAAAATTTATAAGTATTTCAGATTTTGTACTATTAATATATATACTAACTAAAATTCCTAATATCATTACAAAAAGCAAGGGTAAGGTTGATGTAAATATATACTGTGGAGTTAAAGAATAAATATACCAAGGAATGCCTAACTCATTATAATAAATATATTTATAAAAAGATGATATTCCAATAGAAAATATAAATGCTAATGAAAAAAGCTCTAGTATTTCAGAAAATTTTAATTTTATTTTTTGATCTAAAAGATCCATAGAGTTACCCATATTAGCTTTAAAAGCTGATTAAATATAAGCATTATCTAATCAGCTTTCATCAGTTTTATCTATAGAATATGAATATCTAAATCTTAAATATTCATGCTTTCAGTATTTTAACTAAAATTTTGCAAAACGTTGATGAACCAGCATTGCTGCATCACGGCCGTGTTCACTTGTGGTCTTTGTCCAGCCGGTATAGCGAGCAAATTCTGTTTTATCCATTTTGGTTTTATTAGCGGCTGGATGGACCATAAGATAGTTAAGGCCCTGTTCTTTGCACCAATCCTCCCAAATTGAAGCATCGCGTTTAACTGAGCCTATCCCCTCCCGTACACCAGGGCCGGAACGTCTTTGACGTGCATCTGCATCACCGAACCAAGTACGCTTACGCGGATCTTCAATAAAGATTTTTATGTTGTCTTTACCATGTTCATTGACCAGTTCTATAGTTCTGGCCATAGCTTTAGTGATACTTAAACTTTTAATTTCTTGAAGTTTTCCGCCACGGCCGCTATCACACGCTATGGCAAAACCAGTAGTTGTCCCGGTATCGATACCAATTAAAAATTTGCTCATACGTTTTTGCCTTGGTTAGTTTGGCTATCAATAGCGGCTTTTAGTTTTTCCAGATTGATAAACGGCGGTTGATCCAGCTCATAATTAAAGTGAGTAGATACAGACCATGTTTCATCGTCACAAAGCACTAAGGCGTAATCGTTCGGCCCGCCATGAGATTTTTTATATTCCATATCGAAACGGCCTAAATACTCGCTGTCTTGTGAGCAACTGCCCCATTTAGTTAAGGCCGGTTCAGGTCCACCCAGGCGGGTTATTAATTGGTTTATTAAATCGTTCATTTGCATACCTTACCGATCTGAGGTTTACGGCGTTTCCCCTGGCCTTTCCAGGCTTCCTGGTGCAGCTTGTGATGCACTGGTTTAAAAGCAGGATCAGAAAAAATTATTATTGGCCACGGATTGGGCGCTATAGGCTGATATAAAGCGGTAGCGGCTGTAAGCTCGCTACCAATCAACCAAGAAAGATGGCTTAGCCTCATGGGTTTAATTTGTCCTGGAAAGCCTTTAACACTTCATTGAGTAAAGGCCGGCTAATAGATTCGCGTGGTACTGAGCCGTAAAATGCAGCTACTACTTTGCCTAGGCCCGCCGTGCTATGCGGAAAATAATCATCTAGCGCATATAACATGCCGACTTCTAGTTGATGGGTTTCAGTACCAACCTGTAGATAATCATTACTTTCAATTTCCAGCGGCACGAAAAAGATATAGCCCGTAGCATCTGTATGTGTACGTACTGGTGACTTCCAGCCATACAGCTGAATATCATCCAAGGTTTTACTTGGGTGAGTCGTGACAATGTTTAGCCCATCAATCGGCCGTGAAAGAACCTGTTTAATGACGGCGGCCGATTGCATAATTTCCTGGCCAAAGTCTTTACCCACCTTCCCGACTTCAAAAAAAGGCTTAGGCTTAGCCGATACGGGATTAATAAAATTCATTTACTGACTCCCTTCCTTTTTCTCTACGTCCTTGTCATTAGGGCCAACAATAATCAGGCCATGCAAAATGGCACAGCGCTCTACCCGTGGATCTGCCACTTCAAATAAGCATTTGTTCAAAGGCAGTTTATGTTGTTCAGCAATTTGCATAGGGGTAAAAGCCCGGCTATAACGGCGGCTATAACCGCCTTTCACGTAATAATCGAAATAGCCACGCTGAATAGTGTCCAGGATCTGTTGTAAACGTTCTTTACTTGGGAAACGGTTTTCTCTGCGGGTTTCAGCAAATTTTTGTTTACGGCGCATAAACGTCATGATTAGACTCCTTTTCCTGGTATCGCATAAACGTATCCAGTGTTGTTATTTGAAAATGAGGATCGCCGTAAAAATAGGCGGTTACTTCTTTTGTTGCTTGTTCGGTATGTCTGGCCACTGTTGAATAGCAGACTGACCCCATACGGCATTGCACCTGGTACTTGTAGTGCTTTAAGCCATGAGGGTTAGGTTTAAGCTCTTTGGCCATCGGGTAAAAACTCGTCGAGAAGAAAAGGACTTGGACTCAGGTCGAAAGATTCACGCTTTACACCCTGGTTTTCTAAATTATTGAGCAGGTTAGATAGCTGCTTATTTTTTTGTTCCATCCATTCGGCTGTGTTTTCCTTATTTTCGTCCTTGGCCAATAGCCTTTTTTCTTTTGCAATACGGCGGTGATATTCCGTTTCAACTTCTTCGCCGTTATGCCATGCAACAAACTGTTCAGGCGTGTCGAAAATAGGACCGTCCATTTTTAATTTATTGCGGTCATAAAAGCCTACACGCTCCATAATTCGCATGTGCTGATTAGCTCTGCCCTGTTTTTCAAGCAAGATCATTGCCCCAGCGCAATGGTATTCATCACGACTTCCAGCTGTTTTATGGCAAGCAAAGGTCTGATCACGCTCGAAAAGCGTATCGATAATGTCTTGTGCACGTGCTTCGCCAAGCCAGCCATGCTGTATTGGTCGATCACAACGAAATGGGCAATTAGCACAGCCCTGAACTAAATCACAATTCATGCTCTATCCCTCAGTCTGATCCTGACGTTCGCCGTTGCTTAAATCTTCAATGTATTGAACCCCTGCCCGGAGCAGATCCAGGCTGATGGCCAGCTCAGGTACGTTGTCGGTGTTGCGATAAAAAATATAGATACCCGCCCCCAGCACAGTGATGTGAGTTATGTCATCCTGGTCTTTAACCTCTTTCAGAATTTCTTGAGCCGCACACCAGCCGCCAGCCAGATAAATAGCCTGTAAACCTTCGCCCTTATCTGACTCTTTTACATTAATACTCTTTTGCATATTTACACCTTTACGCTTTAGGGTATTTACCCTTTAGCTATTAAGCATCTTGACGCTTTTACGCTTTAGATTTTAAGAAATTGATTTTTAAGTCATGGTACGGCGTGATGACAGCGGGCAAATACTTAGCAGCTGGCGCTTTAGACTCCCAGCGTTTATATAATTTAAAGATAGGCCCTTCATCTGTGGTTTCCAGCGATACGCGGTTTAGGTCATATTGATGAACCAGAATCTCACAGATCTGTTCAAAGTCGATTTGATATTGTCCCTGAAAAATTAAAGGGGATTGACAAATATGATCATCTAACAGCGCTTTTCTATCATTAAGGCGAGCTGTCATATATTCATCAAACACACAGCTTTCTGCGCCTAATATGTCTATTAAAAGTGAGGCGATTGCTTTCTGTTTAAGACTTGCTGAAACAGTAATCTCAACTTCCGAGAGCTTAAAAGGTTCAACTATCTTACCCAGTAAATGGGAAATACGGACTTGTTGCGTTGGCTCTTTTAAGAAAGTATCAGCCATTTTAGCTTTAAGCGTTTTAATGTTGTTGTGGTTCATGAAAGGTTCCTTAGATCATGTAAGGTTGTTTTTTAGTAGCAAAACGCACGTATAAATATTTAATAGCCAGCTGCTGAAAATACTTATCTATATCTGGACGTACTGCCCCTTCTAAGACCCCTTTTAAAACACGTATATCTGCCGTTTTGAGCTTAGTTAGCAAAGAAGTGATACTGGTATCAGGATTAACGGTTAAAGCATCAAAAATGAGGCCTTCCGCGTTAGCAGGATAGATGGGTGGTTGATCTTTGGAAAAAGTGTTCAGGCCCAGCTTTATATAAACTGGGTGTATCCAGAAGCCATTAAGTTTAACGGCGCCCAGGTGCTTTAAATATTCATTGAGTTCATGCTCATTACAACTAATGTTGTTGACCAGGTGCGATTTATAAAACCCGGCTGGACTATCTAAGAGAAGGTTCTCTAAACGGCGATAGCGTTTTTGTTCAACAGTTAAACTTGGAAGTTTCCAGGCTGCGGTACTAACTGAAAAACGATGTGGATTAATAGCGTTCATTGAGCGCTTTCCTCATTACCAAATATTGTTATATACGGTTCGGGGAACCCCGAACATTTCCGGCCTTTATTGGCTTGCCTATAATTTTATAGTCTATTTTTATAATTTAATAGGTTTATTTCACTATTCACCTATATTTTTATAGGTTTAATAAGATAAAGCTAGGATATTCCTAGCTTTATTTTTTTCGATTTGTCTATTGTTTATACAAGAGTGGTTTTCATACCTAGACCGCCAGTTAAAGCATGAGCTAAGGATCTGTCTTGAACATTCTGGCTAACTTTTTGTGGCTGACTACTCACTGCTACTTGCTTTTGCTGAGGTGCACTATTTTGTTTTTTCAGCATAGGTGGCACTACGGGCACTTTAAAAGGATTGGCCAGCGGTGCGCCTGTAGCCTGCGGTGCTTTTTGGCTGGTGGCTTTTGCACTTGGGCTAACCTTTTGTGCCTGTTTCGGCTTAGCGGCTGGTGCAGTTTGGCCAGTCGTTTGTGTGGTCGCCGTTTGTCCTGGTTTCCATTCCTTGGTTGCAGGTTTAAGTACAGTGACTTTCCCAGGCTTAATGCTTCCCTCCTGGCGTTCGATGGCAGCCATAATTTTGGCCCGTTCTGCTGGCGTATATTCTGACATACGCTTATTACTACCTACGGCCGACAACACGGCGCGCTGGTAGGCTGCTGTGTTATTTTCATGCGGCGGCGCATATTTATAAATAGCATCATTTAGAGTCAGGTTTTTATAATTTTTACCAGAAAAAATAAGATTCTCTTTTGCCTTCCTTCCCGCTTCAATCGTTGGAAAAGCTGCAAAGCGTTTAGAACCCTTATCCCCGGTTGTACTATCTAAACTTAAATGGCCTTGGCTTTTTGTGAAATTACCCCGTTCAATATTACCTACATTTCGGTTACGCCAGTTCCAGTTACCCTGTTGTTTTATGACTGAGCCATCTGCCAGTTCTACAATGTTATAACCCTTGCCTGCTTCCAGGACTTTAGTAATGGGGATTTCATTTTTAGGATTATAGGTAGACGGCGTGGCACTACCGCCATCACTATAGCCCCCGCCAGATCCGCCGTAGGCTGGTGAGCCATCTGCATACTGGCGGTACTGTGGCAAAAGTACCCCTGCCCCTGTCTTATAGCCTGCCAATGTAGCCAAAGAAGGGGAGGTCATCAGACCTTTCCAGCTATCCTGGGTATATTTATTAATACCGTCCAGTGTTTTATTCCAGCTACCAATAATCTGACCCCCTAAATCCTGCTGTTGTAAACCTGCTGTCCAGCCTCCTACCTTCTCACCAATGGTTGCGCCGATAGTCGCGCCAGCAATACTACCTACTGGGCCAAGTAAGGACCCGACTAATCCACCTGCAGTACCACCAATTAATCCACCTACACCGGAGGCCTTCTGTTCCTTATTTAGATTTCCCCATTCAGATGCCAGTAAGCCGCCACCTACCAGTAAACCGATACCAGGGATCTTTCTGGTTAATTTAGTGAGTACGCCACCTTTACCCCGTCCACGGGTATTGTCTGTAGGTACTGGAATAACTGGACCATTGCGGCCCCCTCCCCCACCACCACGGCGGCTATTTTTAGCCCCTCCCCTACCTAAATTACTTAATAAACCAGCACCGGCCAGCAGCTTACCCAATAAGCTATTTTGATCCCGGTTCAATGCCTCTAGCATTTTTCTTAAAATACGCCGTTGTTCAGTCTGGTGCCGCTCTACCTGTGTGTAGTGCTCTGCCTGTTCAGTCGGTAACTGTTCATCCTTTTTAGGCTTAGCACGGCGATATAGCCATAAAGCGCCCCTGCCCATACTTTTAAATGCGCGGCCAGCTGGACTAACAATAGTATTTAATTCATGAAGTGCATCCAGTGTTGGATCTACGCCAGTTGTATCTGCATTTAAGCCTAAATTAGATCCATTTATCCCCTTACGGATACTATCTAAAAAACTCTTATCGTTTACGCCTGGTGCCCGACTAACAAAACGCCCAGCTGCATCCCTGGTTGCATTGATTGGATCATTAGAGATAGTGGTAGATCTTGTTGGGGGATTAACTTCATGTTGGCCAGTCTGACGGGTACCGCCGCTATTACGTGTTATCTGCTTGCCCTGCCCGCCAGCACTTACCACTGGATCTAATTTGGTAGTAGACCGGGTAACACTTCGACCATCTGTATTTACTGTCACTTTAACTGTTGGCCGGATCTGTCCAATCTTGCCAATTTTTTTTTCAATCCGGGCTACTTGGTTATAGCCGCGATTACTTTCTTCAGATCGCCGTACTAATAGGTTTTTTAAAATATTCAGGATCTCTGTTGTGTCTGTATTGACACTACTAACCCCTTGCTGAAGCTCTTTCATGCGCCGTTCCCCTATGAGAAAGCCGGCACTGTCAAATTGAAGTTGCATTACTTAAAACCTGTGCTATTTATCCTGGTAAATGTTGGCACGGCGTATGAGAGCGATTTTTAATTGTTCCAGGCAAAAAAAACCAGGTACTAAAATGGTGTACCTGGCCTTATTCAAGATCTGATACCGGGGAAAGTGGCATCAGGAAAACAAAATATACGTTATTTAACGCTATTACACAATTACATTTTTACGCTTTAGCGTCTTTACACCATAGACCAAAAGAAAAAGGCTGGACCTATGAATAGATCCAGCCTTCTCTCGCCAATGCTCGCCTTGGAAGAAATCCCCGCAGATTTCTTATCTCGCCACCTGGCCATTATAAAATTAAAAACATTTTAATGTAAATACACCTTTTCTCTTTTACGCTTAACAAAAACCCGTTCACTACGGGCCTTTTGTACTACATAAGGGATTAAGAAGGGTCGTGAGTTTTAAGGGCCAGCTCTATATGCTTGATACGTTCCAATAGCGCTGGTGTTGGAGAATCAGCAGCCAAAGTACGATAGTAATGAAGCAGGGCACCTAAAAGATTTTCACTTTTAATGCCGTCATTATCTATCTGTATAGATTGCTGACTTCCATCTTCTGATAAAAACTCGTAACTACCTGGGCTTACATAAATATGCTGTCCCTCCTGAACGCCGGTCACATTTACATAAACTTTTTGATTATCCCTTTCAAATATCTTTAGTCCTCTTACGTGTTCTGCTGTTTGTACATACACATCGAATGGCATAAAACTACCCTACTTTTTTCTTAAATTAACGGCGCTTTCAAGGACTTTTTTCGCTGCAGCCGCACCGTTTTAGCTCACGGATAATACAGTGCTAAACTGTCCTTTTCACGCAAAATTTGGTTACATGAAGCTAACATACGCATAAATAATTGAAACATATTGACCTATTTTTTAGTCGTTAATCTCCTCAACTTCGTCCAGGTCATCCAGGTCCTGATTCTGTTCAATTTCCATTTCTTCCAATGCTATACGGCGCTTCATTTCTTCTTCTACCTCAGCTTCAAACGTGCCGCTATTGATGTACTGTGTACGTTCTGTCATTGCCTTGTACTGTTCGCTCAAGCCAAGACGTGCCTGATCGAAAACAGTGTCATCGTTTAGCTTGCTCATGCGTGTTGATGTGACAGCTTCTTTCGTGTCATCCGGAGTAATGCCAAATAGGGCAATATCCATTTTCATTAATTTCAACGCCGTGTTAGATAGGCTATCTACATGGCTCACAATATCGGCCACCATCCTGTATTTACGGTGTGCTATTTCTTGCTCTTCACTTGTTAAATCAATTCTAAATGCGGCTTCTTTACTTTCGTATAGCCACTCCATTGTTTCCTCTGTCAGCTGGCCAATACGTCCAGCTCTACGCCGATGCTCCTGGATCACACCCGCCGTAGTTCTATTTTTATAGGCAATGTCATTTATAGCGGAGATATGTGGGTTGGATACATCCGAAAAGACTATAAGTTTACCGTATTGATCCATTTCGCCAATAACATTATCCGCCTGATATTTTTCATATTCTTTTTTTAATTCTTCAAAAAGCTCTCTTTGGGTTTTCTGCAAATTTCTATCGCTATTTCTGCAATATGCGCGTTTATTCTTAATCCATTTTTCTGATTTAGCTTTTTTTGCTACATAAGCGGGTGACGGCGTTTCTTGGCCAAGCAGTTGAGAAACAAGTTCACATAGATCCGCGTATGAAATTTTGTCATAAGCCTCCCAAAATTTACGCAAGAACCACCAAATTATGGGATCAAAACTTTTACCACTCATATATCTGCTTGGTCCTCTTCTAAAAATGGAGTATGCGGAATTTGTTGACCCTTCTCAGCGCGTATATCCGTGGCATATTTCACTGTTATCTCTCTATCCATACGCTCAATATGGTCAAAGATATTTAATTCCATAATCCGGTTATGTCTGGCAACAGAAGTAGACAGCTGACGGCTATTTTCATCAAGTGCGGTGATGGCCTCTTTTAAATCGTCACTTGTAGAGCTATGAAAAACCATATCGTTCTGATTTTCCCTAAAACGCTTAATCACCTCCAAGGCTGCATCTAATAAGAGTGTTGCCTGCATTTTAGGCATAACAGACACCTGTTTAGCCAACGTGTGGCCAATACGTTCAACAATTTCAAGTGCAGTTTCCCGTAGACCCTGAACAACAATACCGGCGCGTGAACATTCCAGATCTCTTTCTATGTCATTAGACATACCAAAGATAAAATCTAAACTTACGCCATATAAGATAGAAAATTTTAGTAGCTGGTAGACCGTAGGCATACGTGCCCCAGTTTCTATTTCGCTTAGACGGCTTTTTTTGTTTCTATCTCCCCAGATCTCCTGGCAGACCTCTTGCATTGACATACGGGCGACTCTTTGCCGCGCACTCTTCAAGTTAAGTCCTATTACTCGCTGTAGCTGAAGTTCTGTATATTCTCTATTGCTTTCCATACATACCTACAAATAAAACACTTAAAAGCATTTACGCTTTTACTCTTAAAAGTATCAGCGTAAATACATTTTTACTCTTTAACGGCGATTAAGATAGGATTTTATGACGTTCATCACACCGATTGCGCTATAACACGTTTGAATGCGATAGCCATTTCTAGCAAGTGCAAAATGGTGAGGCAAGGTTACTGATTTTATACTTTCTCCCTTGGCCATTAAATCAATATGCAAACCATTAAAAGGTTCACTTCTTAAATTTAATCTTACATTTGCCATGTTTGAATCATGGCTAAACTCTAAATGATTTAATAAATGTTTCCCCTGGTGACGCTCAGCCTTAGCCCAGGCATGTACTAAATTTTGCTCATGATTCAAGTTAAATTTAGCTGTTGATCTCACTGGCTGTTTTTTAGTCTTACTTAGGCTAATAGCCTGCTTTTCCCCTGATTGCTTTTTCCCAGGATCTTTGTTTATCTCAGCAGGTTTATTTTTACGGCGGCTCATACTTATGACTCTAAGGCTGTATTCTTAACATGGGCTTTTGCAGCATGTATAGCATCATCTTCCAAGCTACTTACACGATCCTCCAACTGCACTAAAACACGGCCTTCTAATACTTTAATACGTTCATCATTTTTAACATTCTGACGGCGCTGATTTGAATAGAGCACCAATAGCAAAACACTGATGACCAGGCTTAAAAAAAGTAGCCCAATGAAAATTACCAATGTATTTAAATCTTCAACCTGCATTTAAATATCCCCTAAAGTTGAAACCCGATTGTAGGCCAGATAAAAAAACTCATGTTGCTAGTACGTCCACTTTATTTTTTGTGGCCAAACTAACGCGCTTTTTAATATGCTCTAGCAAGACTAATTTCTTCAGCTGATTAGGCTCATAAATCTTTAATGAGCCCCTATCGTGAATTTCATAGAATTGGCCTCTATCTTCAGTAATGTATTTACCATTATGTAGGCTGAAAAAAAGGGCCGGAGCTGGTGCCTGGTTCAAGATCTCGACAAGCCTTGCAATATCTATTTCTTCTATACGGCGCTGGCTATCCAGTTCACGTAAAAAGTTCAATGCCACATAACCAGGTGCATTACCTGATCCCATATTTACAAAGCAATCTTGTTCAATATTCCAATGGGTACTGCATAATGGCGAGCGACTTAATACATGACGGCTCATAATTTTCAGTTCGTTTATAAGTTCTATAAAATCCATGGTTACCTCTTTTTCTCTTTTACTATTAAGCGTATTTACTCTTTTACTTTAAAAAGCAAATACGCTTTTGCACTATTCAATTAACTTCTTTAAATCGCTTAACTTAATAAATCTATCTGTCATGTCATCTAGCTCACTGTTATAGCGGGTAGCAGTTTGCCAAGTGTCAGCTGTTACATGCAGCCGCGCATTATTACGGCGGCCCTGGGTAAAGTATTTGTCTATGCCAAAGTGCCAATAAATTTCTTTGGCTATCGCATCTGGACAAGCTGGTGCATTCTTAATGATGAATTTAGCCTGCTTAACCGTTATTTTTAAACTCTCTAAAGTTTGCATTAGGCTGATTTTCCTTTTTTAAGGTTGGTATAGCGTTTATTGCGAATAGCTTTACAGTTCACACATTCCAGCTTATTCACATAATGCAATTGATCCGGGCCACACTTTTTACAGGTCGCTTTAAACTGGGTTTTATTTTCAGCTACAGCTTCTAGTGCTAACTGGGTTTTGGTTTTAGACATTTTTAACTGCTCTCAATACAACATTTACTTCATCCGCATACAGCGCCAAGGCTTCAAGTTCAGGCTGAATATCCTTTAACCAGATCTGGTTAGCCTGCACAATGGCATCAGTCGCGAATACTGGACTGTTAAACTTAAAATTCATTACATGCGGGGTAGGGCTTCTTACTTGATCCAACGTTTTAGCTTGTGTGGTGATAGTCACGCTCCAAGGTAATGGCTTATTACGGCCACGGCTTAGTAGTAGCTCTACACCGTTGCCTTTATAAAAACGTCTATAAGCCGCCTGGTTCGTGCTATATGAAAACTCGCTGCTACCCACATACTTGATAAACTTTTGCACTTCCAGCAGTTCATAACTAATCGTGATTAGCTTTCTTTGGGGCTTTGACACTTTACGCTTCATAAAGATCAGATCTCGATAAAGTTATCTGGCCATTTACTGTGGTGACTGTGACTACACTTTCGGTACGGGCTGCAATCTGGGCACACATCAAACATAAAATATGGTAATCCTTAACGCCCACTCGATAAGAAAAAGCATTCAGGCTGATTTGTCTGGTATTACGCAGACAATCATTTAAACGGCGGAGTAAGTGACCAGGCACTTTGTTATAAGGATTTAACTTATAGGCAATGCAATTACCAATAGGGCAATATTCCCATGATAATAATTTTTCATTAATCAGATCCTGGATAACTTTTTGACGCAGTTCAGCAGGAATACTAAAAATACTGGCCAGCTCTCGCATGTAACGCGGTCCCTCTACAAACGCCTCTAGCAGATAACGGCGGGCCATATCTTCATCAATCATTATGGAATATTCACCCTTTATTTGCTTGTACGCTTCATGGATCTGTGGCAATCGAATTAAGTAGGGCGTTAAAACTTCAAACATGATTCTCGGTAATCGTCCATCGAGCGCCATGTGCCAGCAAGACTCTAATTCTGTTTTATCCAGGGAAAAGTGTTCACGAAGTAATGAGGCGAAGAGCATTTTTGACATTTCTATTTAACCAGTTTTAGTGCGTTATAGATTTTCTCAACCTGACTTTGAGTGATAGCGGTATGACCAAGGCACATACTGACCAATTCATCAGGATTAAATCCGGTGGCGCTTATTAAGTATGCTGCATCAAAAGTTAGCAGCGTTCTAACAAGAAACTCTCGGCGGTATAACTGATCCATCATTAAGCGCTGGCCAAATGTGGAAAGTCAGAAGGATGAAAGTGCCCGCGTGTAACTTCTTCCAGGCGTTCGGCTTTTTCTAATGAAATTTCAGATTTTTTAAATAGCCATCCATTAACTGAAGGCTGAGAAATTTCTAGCGCTTGGGCGGTATTACTTTGACTGCCAAAATAGGCAATGACCTTTAAATAAATCGGATCGCAAGCAATTTCCTTATTGGCCAGATCCTTTACTGAATATTCAGGACGTTCAGCGGCGATACAGATTGCCTGGGTAATCCCCATATCTTTACCACTTAGCCACTTATAGACCGTGCTTACATTCCAGCCGAAGTTATAAGCCATCAATACTGGCCCATTAAATGAGTCAATCAGATCCTTATAAAGCTCTAATTTGTTTTGTTCCATTGGGAGGTTATACCTATAAATAAAAATTGACTTTCTATAGGCTTGCCTATAGTTTTATAGTTTAATTATAGTTATAGTTTTGTAATACACAAGTCGCATAACTTATAAATTTAATGTTTTTGGCTATAAAATGACTATAATTAATAAGGAGTAATTACTCTTCAAATGCCGTGCAATAAGCCGTCTTTTAGAATTTATTAAAATAGGTAATTGTTTAATGTTCCGCACATACCCGCCTTTGGCCTCATTAAAGGAAAGATTATCTTTTCTTTTTGAAAATGATCCGCGCTCACAATCTGTAATTGCGAAGCAAGCTGGAATTAGTCAACCATCATTTAGCGACTTATTAACCGGTAGAACGTCTACGTCTAAACACTTAGAAAAGATTGCTGAGGCTTTTGATGCAGATTATCAATGGGTACTTACTGGCATTCCTTCTGAGGATGCTGTGAGCGTACCCGTGGTAAATGTTCCTCTACTTGAAAACTATAAGGATTATTTAAATACACGTGCAAAAAATAAGACTCTTCCAGCGTCTGAAACTGCACCGCTTGATATTAAAGCCTTTACACGGCGTAAGGTTGACATTGCTGGCGCTCGATATGTACCTATGCCAGACACAGGTATGGAGCCTCAGATCAGTGAGAATGCCATGGTGTTTTTTGATAGTTCTAAACAGCTCATTGAAGATAAAACAACGTATGTAATGAATCACGGCGGTATATTGTTAGTACGCCAGCTGTTTAACCTGCCAATGGGCGGCGTTCGTATTAACGCTTTTAATTCAGATTTTGACGATATAAATTTGTCGTATGAAGAAATTGAGAAACAGGCCTTTTCTGTCATCGGTAAAGTTTTTGCTGTAGTTAATTTTTACTAAATTACCTTATCGTTAAGGTTATCTTAAAAGCCCTAATACCAATAGGGCTTTCTTTTTATCTGATGTATTTATATTTAAATTAGTAAAAAATTTATATTTATTAAGGCTCTAGACTAGCAGATTTACACTTAATTTTACCTAATGAGGTTCCACAGCTCAGTTGCTAACTCATTAGGTTC